TGACCTCGCCACGGACTTTGTTCAGTTCGTTTTGCAGCGCCCAGACGGTCGGATCAACCGCTTGCTGCGGCATCTGGCCTTGCTGGCCCTGCATCGCACCCAAGTTGATGCCATACGACTGCGCGAGTTGCGCGAAGTATTGCATCCGCGTCTGCGGGTCGCTGTTCCGCAACTTGTGATCGGCTTCCATCAGGGCGGCAACGGCCTTATCAGGCGTCAATCCCAGCCCCTGTATCGTCGTCATGTACGGCGAGATGGCTTCCTGCATCGCATCGGCAAACTGCGCCTTGGAGAGCAGCGGTTCCACGCCCGCCCGCATCTGCTCCTCACGCTGCCATGCGTATTCCTGCATCTTCGGGTCGGCCTTCGCCCAGACTTCGTGGTAATCCTTCTTCCACGACGCCGGGGGACGACGCCATACCGGCGGCTCTTCCTCTAGCTGCGGTTCTTCGGCAGGTTGTTCGGCTTTCTGTGCGGTAAAGCGCCCTTTCGGGTCGCGCACCACGGGCTCAATCGGTTCGCCCTTCTCTGCGGCCTCTAATCCTTGCTCCAGCATCGCACGACGGTCTACGACCTCTGCCTGTGGGGCTTCGTCTCGTTCAATCTGCTCGTCCACGTTAGCCTCTCCTGTGGGGATTGGTGAAATTTGCTTGCTGGCGCAGGTCGCGCAGTATGCGATCCGCTTGCTCGTTGGTCAGTCGGGTGTTGACCATGTGCCTAATGCGCTCAAGTCGGGTGTCTACCGGCTTTTCACGCCGAATGTGCTTGCTCGGGTCGTCGTTACCCACCTCCTCGCAGCCGTGGGCTTTGAGGTGGCGGCGGTGTTCCGAACGGGAAGTGACCATTTTGCCGTCAATCATGCTCTTGTACGGCACGATGTCAGGCACAACGTAGTGATAACGACCTTTCTCGTCCTTTTTACGCTCAACAAACTCGCCGTCTATGTAAACGTAAGTGCGTTTCATTGATTAAACGTAGTTGGGGGTAGCGTTTTGTTCATCTGCGCGATGATCAGGCGCGTTTGGGCGTCCATATCGGCCTTGTACTTGGCGGCTTCCTGCTGACTTTGCAGCTTCATGGCCTCCAACTGCGCCTCAAACTGCTGCTTTTGCTGCTCCATCGCTAGTTTGGTCTGGTTCTTGAGCTGCTCCATTTGCATTTGCTGCTGCAACTTGGCCTGCTGTAGCGCGGCCTCCATTTGGATGCGGCTCTGCTCCATCTGACCCTTCTGCTGCAACTCGGCTTGCTTGCCTTGTTGTTCGCCATCTGGGCCTTGCTGCATCGCGGCTTGCTGCAACTGCTGCAACGTGGAGTCAATCTGCCCCTCAATCGGTCGTGCGGCCTTAAACGCCTGCATACCGAAGCGCAGCAACTCCATCATCATCGGCACCATCTGCGGGCTGGCCTGACCCACCGGCAACGCTTGCGCGAGGAAGCCACCAAACGCTTGCAGGAACTGCATACGATCCTGCTTCATCTGGTTTTCGTCCAACATCACAAGGCTGTCGGCGGCGATGTCCACGCGGAAGTTACGCAGCGGCTTGTCGCGGATTAGTTCCAACGCTTGCGGGATCAACTGCTGATCCGCTGGCGACATTTGGCTGGCGGCAGCGTAGGCAAGGATCGTCTCGGGCTGGTAGTGCATACACATCACTTGAGCCTTGAGACGGATCAACTCCGATGCAAAGAGGGCAACATCCTCCTGCATGGAACGCAGTCTTAATCCCGCGTACTGGCCTTTGATTTGCTGCGCTGTCGCGGTTTCCGACGCGAACGAGGTGCCTCGGATGATGTCCGAGATGCCCGTGATTTCGTAGATTTGGGACTTGATGTCCTCTCTTGCTCGGTAGCAGTTGAGGAGAGCGTTTGCCAGAGTGTCCAGCGGTAAAAGGTCAATGCTGCCCTTAAGGCCGCCTTTCTCGCTGAAAGCCATCCACTTATCAACTGGAATAAGCGCATTGTTGTCGCCCTCCGTCATCAGCCGTTGCAGCGCCGGTTGGCTGGCGTCGTACACGCCGCGCACACGCAGCGCCTTCACTAGCCCGTCAATGCGGTCGGACAGGATGTCCAACTCCATCGCCTGATCTTGGTACAGCACGAAGTCGGGGACGGGAACCAGCGTGTCGCTTGTCGTCGTCGCAAAGAGCGGCTTCGGGCAAGGGAAGAAGCCCTCAAGCCCGAGCGGGTCATCGCGTACGTCAATGATCTGCGGTAGTCCTTTGCAAAACCAATAGACCTTCTGCGTCTCTTTGTCCCACAACTCGCATATCTTGGCGCGGTTATAAGTGCGCTTGGCCTCGTTGTAGGCGTTAATCGGCTCTGGGCCTTGGTCTAGCGGAATTTTCCGCGCCATCTCCTCGCCAAAGCGTTCTGCTAGGGCTTCCTTGGTCATGTAGACCCAGCGCCACACCTGACCCACTTCTTCCCATGTGCGGGCCTGCGAGTGTCCAAAGTCCTTCCAATGGACGTAATCGGTAGGCGCACACTCGTACTCAATGCGCTCTAGGCTTGGCGGCGCACCCTCGCCCTGCTCAATGTTAGAGGTGATGGAGATGCCATCGTCCTCAATGCCAATCGGCGCAACGTGCGGCTCATAACGAACCCATGCTGTGCCACGGCCACCCAAGAACCGATCTTCCACGGCATAGGCCATCGTAGCGCGGTAATCGGGATAATGCTCAATCTCAAAGTCAATGGCGCGTTCAATCAGCAGCCCGGCCACGCGACCCACCGGGTCGTTATCGCCAAAGCGGCGGCTAACGTCGGCCTTTGGGAGTTTGGCGTAGACGGCGGGCTTGAGCGTCTGGACGTTGCTCCATAGGATGTTGAAGCGGGCGGCTTCGTTGCCACCCTGTCCCCGAGAGTCGTCACGGTAACGCTTAACGATTTTCTTGGTTCGCGCCGTCCATTTGGCGAACTCGTTGTCGTACTGCGCGACGACCTTTAGGTATTTCTCAAGCTCGGGTTGCAGTATGCCTTCCATTAGACGTAATCGCTAAACAGTCCAACAACCGACATGGAGGCGTTGCCGCTGCAAGTGGCGGTGATTGCGCCCTTGGTGGCTACGTTCAACTCCACGGTGTACACGCCTGCGGCGGTCGTGGCCGGGAAGCTAACGAGGGTCGTGTTGCCGTCCTTCAGCAAGCACGTTGCCTCGGTGTTGCTTGCGGTGTTGACCACAACGCGGTGGATAAATGCCCCAGCAGCGCCGAAAGCCGTCGTGGACGTAGCCGCGACAGCGACATAGTTATACCGGGGAGGTGCGTTTGCGCTCATATCCTTGCTCTCCTGCTAACGGTGCGGTCGTGAACCTGCCACATATCGTTCAGGGTCACGGTGTTCTCTGGCCCCACCATCAGCGGTTTAACTTCAGGCGCTGGGGGCTTTTCAGCGACTTCTGAATATGATACCGCAACCATACGGAAAGCGTCACTAGGGTGTGATGTCCAATCGTGGCGCGGTGACTGACGGTAGGCTTTCTTGTCCTCGTCGTATTCGCGTTGGTACTGGCGCAGCGCCTCAATGCCATCGCTGCACTTGGTCGCGTCAAACCACACACGCGGCAGCATCATGCGCACAGCCTGTATGCCCGACTGCACACCGATGTCGGGGACGACAGCAAGTTTAGCAATGTCTAATTGCGCCGCCAGTTGCTCAATGATGCTCTTGCCGGTCTGCAGGCTCTTGGCTCGAGCGTCATGCGGTAAGTAGTGCTTGGCATAGCGATACGGCTTGTTGCGTACCACATCGGCAATGGTGTGGATGTCCTCGCCCGAGACGGCGTAAAAGTCTATGACGCGGATTTCGCCACGGGCGACCTGATAGAACCAGATGGCCGTGTCGTCTCGCCAGCCCAAGTCCCAACCAGAATATACGGGCAAATTTGGGTCGTACGGCACGTTGGTGATGCGACCTTGGTCTGTGGCCTCGCGCATTTCCTTGCCGTAAAAAGCACCGAGGATCGCAGCCTCAAAGCTGCACTCGTACTCCTGCAGGTACTGATCCTCGGCCAACTGCGCCTTTGCTGCGGCTAGCTCTGTCGCAGGGAGAAGCCCGCTGGTTGAGGCGGGAAGGCGCAACAGGAACCACTCGCTAGGGAGACGAGTGGCGGTATCGTAAATTTCCCAGAACTGGTTTTTGCCTTTCGGTGTACCGCCGAAAACGCACCAACCCTGCTTGTCTGACAGGGACGCTCTCAACACGTTCCCGAACACGCTCGGCTTAAAGTCGCCGTATTCGTCAAGGTACAGCCCCGAGAATCCAAGGCCGCGCATGGCGTCAGCGTTGTCGGCACCGAACAGGCGTATCTGACTGCCGTTGATTAGCGTGATGGTCAGTTCCTGCTCGTTGATGCTTTGGATGATCGGGTGTGCGCCGTCCTTAAAGTATTGCCATGCCACGGCCTTTGCCTGACTGCGGTACGGCGCGACGTAGCCGAACAACCCGTAAGGCTGCTGGTACATCGCAGCAGCGCGGATCATGTCGTTGACGGCGGCGACGGTCTTGCCTGCGCGGCGGTGTGCGACAAGGCAAGCCCAGCGTTTAGTGCGCTCATGAAACGGCATGAACGCCTTGCGTGGGCGGTAGGGCAGGATTATTCGGGAGCCATCCATCCGATCTGCACCTTGACCGGGCCGTTGTCCTTACCTGTGATCTCTTGGCGGGCGAGTTTGGGAACGTGGTATTCCAACAGGGTGCTGAAGGCGTCAAAGGCGGCCTGCGCTCCCTTCTCCGCAGCGATCTCGTCTAACCACCCTTGGAGCCTGTCTGCGTTGCCGTCCACAAACGCTGCAATGGCCTCTCTGGCGGCCTGTGTGGATTTATTAGGCAACCCCTTGGGCCTACCCGGCCCGCCTTTCTGACCCTTTTTAAAAGCACCTGCGTTCATTACAAGCCCTTTTCCTTTCGCTCCTTCTTACGCCGCTCTTGTTCCATTAAAGCGGCAGCCAATACTGTTGGGCCAGCCACGCCTGCTAACAAGTCCGGGCTAGTCAGTTTTGCAGGGTCAAATGCAGCAAAGCGTGACCGAACTTGCGATGGGTCAAACGGGATCAGCACTTTTTGCACTTCCCCGCCGCCTTTGCCGCTGATGTCCTCAATGCCGTCAAATCCTTGCGCTTTCAACGCGCTGGTAATCTTGTCGGGGATGCTTGTCCAAACGTGGCTGTTTCGGCCTTCCGCAACGTCTTTCTCAAGCTCAGCAACCCATTGCTTTGGGGTGTACCGCGATTCTTTTGCCCACGGATCAGCGCCGGGTTTTGTGCGCGACCGATCATTCTGAACTGCCTTCTTGAGTGCGGGAATCACCGATTCTTGGAGCGTCTTGGCGTCTTGCGTATTGATTGGGTTGGTCATGCGAACCATGCCCGTCATTACGCCTTCCGCACTTGTCCACGGTGCATTGGTTTGGCTAATTTCGTGCGGATAACCAGCCAGTTTATAAATATCGGCCAGTTTTTCTTCTTCGTTATACAACTGCCCGCTTTCTGCCCATAACTTACGGAGTGCCGTTAACGGGTTGTTATTGGACTCACGCTTCAACAAGAAATCAATGTGATCGTCCGACGTAATAGACGAGCCGGGCGTTTCATGCAGCTTTAATGCGCCCTCTCCGGTGTCTGGGTTTTCATAGCCAATCCGTTTGATGCGATCACGAATAGTCGCCTGCACCGTTGGCGGTAACGACCAAAACGTATCCTCAATATCTACGAGCCGATTGCCCCGGCCACCCACGTTTCGGGCTTGAGTTTGGAAAAAGTTTTTGAAATCGCCTTCGCTTTCGGCAATACGCGAAGTATCGGCTTTGCTTGTTGCGTAATTGCTGGCTAGCTGCGGGTTGTCAGTTCCGAATGGCATAGGGCCAGAAGTGGCGCGGCGAGGGTCAAGCCCCGGCTTTTCTAGCAACCGATCTAGGCGTTGCGTTCCGTGATAAAACGGTTGATAGCCCGCGGCTTGATAGCGTTCTTCTGGCGTATTGGTTGGCGATAAACCTAACCCACCTTCGCTTACAGGTTTTGCAGCGTTTTCTTGAGCAATTCGCAATGCTTTTGCGCGTTCAGCGGCAACATCGGCTTTCCTTGCCACGTTTGCGGCTTTTGCCACGCCGCCCACCACCGGCACGGCGGCCAATGTCGCCAATCCCATACCTAGTGGATCGCTTTCACGACGCGCCCGCTCAAAGTCACGCGCTGCTTGTGGGTACTGAAGCGGCGTAAATCCTGCGGCGATGTCTACGGCCATCTGCCCAGCATCGGCGTCTTGCGGTTGGTCAAGGCTAGTTAGTTGACGGCCCATTTCGGCGGTACGTTGACCAACTTGCCGCAAACTTGGTGCTACCTCACCCGCTGCGCCCATACGCTGCCCATACTCATCAGGCACCATCATCGGCTGTTGGTTGAGCAGCCGATTACGCATTTCATCAACGTAAGCAAGTGCCTCCGCAAGGCGTTTGCGGTTCATGCCTTGTTCCTGCTGCTAATGGCTTTGGCCTTGGCTCTGGCGTCCTCCTTGCTGCTCGCTCCCCATGCCTTAAGTGCAAGGGCTAGGCGTGTGGGCTTACCGTCTTTTGCCATCGGCCCCGGCATATTGCCCATCCGTGCGAGGAAAGAGGCTCGGCGTGGGTTGTCGCCTGACTTGACCGGCGGCTTCAGCGTCCCGCCTGTCTCGGCCTTATACGAGGCACGACCCTTGGCGTTCAGCCCGCCCTTGGGGTTCTTGCCCTCGCTGCGTGTCCACGCGGCTGTCATTTGTTTTCTTTCTTCGCCGTCTTGGCGCTCTCACGAAACGCCTTGGCGGTCGGTGCGCCGGGTTCGCCGGGCTTACGCATACGCTCGCCCGAACCGGCCTTGATGCGCTCTTGCTTTGCCAGAATGTTGGCGTACAGCCCAGCCTTACGGTTCATTTGAAACGCTCCAGCTTGTACAGAAGGGAGGCAATCTCGCCCACGATCTCGTCAATGATGTTCTGTAAGTCGGTGTCTTTCGGCAGGTCGTCTCGGATGCCCTTAACAAACGTCAGCAGGCTGTTGGCGTAGACGGCGGCGTCCTTCTGTACCTTAAATCCTTCAGGGTAGTCAGCGAGTGGGATGATGCCGTAGTGGCCCTGATACGCCTCGGCGTACTTGTCGGCCAAGTCCACGATGTTCTGGTAATAGTGGCCGAGTGCCTTGTGGGCGGCGTAGCTCGCCGTCTGCAAATGCAGAAAATGCGTGGCGGTACTGCTATGCAGCAATACGCCTACAAATTCGGCGGCGTCTTTGTGGCTCATTGCGGCGTCAGCCTCAAGTTGGGCAGGATGATTGCAGTCGTAGCATCTCCCACCGCATAACGCTCTGTCAACTCTCGCTCGGGCGGGTACACAAGGATGCGCTGCGATAGGTCTATCTGCATGGCGTTCCACACCCCTTTCTCTATGCCCTCAAAGTCATCTAGCGTGATGACGGTGTTGGGCGTGAACAGGCGCTCAAGATGCGGTTTGTCGTCAGGCTGTAGCCGACCGTCTAGGTGCAGCAAGTCAATGTTGCCGTCTAGTTTGGCGAGCATCTCGGTGCTGCTGCTGTGGTACTGCGTGATAGAGGTGGTCAGCGGCAACTTGAAGTTGTGCGTCATGTCGCAGGTGTGTACGTCTGCGCCCTCTCTTGCCAGCACAAACGTGGACTTACCGATGTAGGTGCCGATCTCGGCCACAACCTTCGGCCTGAAGTGCCGTATAACCGCCCACAACGCGATTAGGGAGGCGTGGTTGGTGCTGCCGGTACGTCGGAGGGGGTCTAACTTCTCCAAGTCCTCAATAACGTGCCACGGCAAGTCAGGCAGGTCAGCAAAGAGGGTGTCCCA